ACAATATATAACAAAGTAGAAAGTGAGGAGTAATGAAACGGACAAAAGAGTGGTGGTCAATGCTGGATAAAGACGAGAGGTCGCATCTGGTATATCTAGAAAGGGCCTCGAATATGTCTTCTGGTTATGGGGGCCTGGTACCCGATGACTGTTCAAGTTGCACAGCCTGTGGTCAAGTGACACTAGGCGGTGGATTATGTCCAGAGTGTAGCGATCAACTAGACTACTACATCGAAAAAGCCAACAGGGCGGTTAAAATGAAAAATTACACCATTATCAGGCCCGACCCTCAACTAGAGAATAATCTGATGGCTTTCGGGTTCATGTGTGGCCCTGGCTGGTATCCATTGATCTATGAGACTCTAGACGCCATTCAGCTGGTTGTCGACCGGGACGGTCTTGACCTTGAGGTCGCCGAGATCAAAGAGAAATATGGTGCACTTCGAATTTATATGTCTGGCTACGTCCCGGAGGTTGAGGAGATCATCAAAGAGGCAACGCGTAAATCTCTAAAAATATGTGAGGTATGCGGAGAAAGCGGCGAGCGGATCGATAGATCGGGCTGGCTGATGACGCGTTGCAACAAGTGTCTGGAGAAAGGATAAAAACCATGATGCCAGTAAACAAAGGGTTGGCAATGTTTCTTTTTGGGATGCTCCCAGAGGAAGCACTAAAAGCAAATATTTGCGTAAACTGCAAAGAGCCTGCGATAACGTTTCGCGATGATGTGTCCAAGAAAGAATACAAGATCAGCGCATTTTGCCAAACTTGTCAGGACGAAATGTTTGATTCGGAAGGTGAGGAGTGATGAAACAGAAAGCCTATTTAATTTGTCCGGTCAGGAATACATTTACCTATTACAAGAATATCATTGATGACCAAGTTAAATTCCTGGAACAGACTTACGATGTTTACTATCCTGCACGTGATACTAATCAAAATCAACAAGAAATCTCAATCTGCGACGCCAATTTGAAAGCCATTCAAGAGGCAGATGTTGTCTTTATAATTTGGGATGGTATATCCCAAGGATGCCTGTTCGACGCGGGTATGGCATTTGCATTAGGAAAGCCATTGCGAGTTATTACTGGTTACATGCCCCGTATGACGAGGGATAAAAGTTTTCAAAATCTATTTTATGCTTGGGAAGAAAGTGAGGAGTGATGAGAATTATCAAAGTAATTGTGGACAAATTACCCATGAACTGTAGTCAATGTCTATATTTTGATGTTGACAGTTATTCAAGTTGTCTTTTGACACGGCAAAAGGGACGTGGCAACTGGATAACATATTCTAGGGTTGTTACTGATACTCGTCCCGACTGGTGCCCGCTTTTGTCCATTAACCCACCCGGAGAATGGAGCTATAAAAGAGGGCTAAAGAGCCTTAAATTGCTTGATTTATTGCAAGAGCTAACCGATTCAGAAAGTGAGGAGTGATGGAAGAGTTTATGGAAGTATTAATAGACCTAATCCACTCAATGCGCGGTTTAGAGGGCGAACAGGTCACGGAGATCGGTATCAACTGGATATGCGAGAAAGGGGTCGGAAATCTATTGGTTTCTCAGATCATCACTGTTGAAGGTGATGTTTCTTATCACATCGACAACGAAATGATGAGCCGCGACTTTATCAAACGGGTGCTTTGCGCAATTGTTGACCAGGCAACCCTAGAAAGTGAGGAATGATGCGAAAAACATTTACCATTCAAAAGATTATCATCGATGGCGTTTTACCAGAACGATGCGGAAAATGCTGGCTGTCGGTTAGATCACCTCATCCAGCATTTACTCGCATCTGTGTTGTAGCAAATGGAGCTATAACACCGCTGGGGGAATCAAGCGGACGTCCTGATTTTTGCCCGCTTGAATTATATTCAGGCCAAAAAACCCATGTTTCTCAGAACTGCGAGGTCGGCGAACCCTGGGGTAAACCAACCGATTTTAGTAAACACAGAATAGTAGGTAAATGGCCAACGTTTTTAGAAGGTGAGGAGTGATGGACTATAAATTTATTCCCACGTCAGATATGATGGAACATGAATTTATACCTACACCAGAGATGAAAATTGCCGAATTGCTGGAGCGGGTAAAAAGAATTGAAAAGATGCTGGAAAAATTGACTGGTAGTTCATTCTCCAGTTCTGCAAAATATAATCCGGTAAGCGGCAAGGTAGAAAGCGAGGAAGAATGAATTGCTCAACCTGTAAATATTCTGCCATTGATACCATAACGCCCCCGTACTCAGATGAAACCCACGAGGAATTATGCTGTCACCGATATGCCCCAAGAATGATTCATGGAGCAGGTGCAGGGTACTCTGACTGGCGCTGGCCACAAGTCGCCCCCAGCGATTTCTGTGGAGAATATCTAGCAAAAGAAAGTGAGGAAGAATGAGATTAATCAAAGCAATTGTGGATCAGTTGCCAGATGGGTGTTATGATTGCGATTTTATACACAGGGCTAGTAATCGGTCTGGCGTGGGCGATAAAGATGAAGCGGGACATTTTCGCTATTTGTGTATAGCAAATGGAAACAAAAGAACGATGTTCAACTACGGGGAATATGATCGTCCCGACTGGTGCCCGCTTTTGTCCATTAACCCATCCGGAGAATGGAGCTATAAAAGGGGACTAAAGAGCCTTAAATTGCTTGACTCATTGCAAGAGCTAATCGATTCAGAAAGCGAGGAGTGATGAGTGAGTGGATTGATATTAGGGACAGGCTTCCTAGTGAGATGGAAAATTGCTTGATAATTAATACAGTTGGTGATATAGCCGTAGGATGGTTTGAGGAAAGCGATTTTGAGTGTTGGGACGACAGATTTCATAATCATAGGCTTGTCACTCATTGGATGCCTCTGCCAAAACCGCCGAAAAAGGAGGAATGATGCAAGAGCTATGGAGATTAGAAACCATTATTCTTTGTGTAGACAACTTCGGCAGATATTATTTACAAATAAAAGATGACGATGGTTGTCGGCGCTATCCTGTCTATACAAAAGAACTCGTAGAGCTGTGCAACGTTCTTAATGATGAGTTTCCTGAATAAAATTTAACAAATCGGGAGAAAACCGCTGGCCTACACTGCGCGCTCGGATGACATTAAAACGCTAAACCAGGTCTTGGATAGCGACGACCTCGCAAAAATCGAAGAGGCGCTGAACACTGTTCTGAAACACGGCTGGGGTACAGTGGAGATCCAAATCGCCCGCGGTCAAGTGTCTGGTTTTAAGTTTTCCATCGAAGAAAAATTGAAATCGTTTTCAGGCGAATGACTTTTAGAGTTACTTACAAAAGCACTTATAAAGGTACTTGTAAAGGCACTTGTAAAGGCTTTGTATATATGATATACTGAAAGAGACAAGTAACCCGCTCCCAGAGCAGGTATTAATCTGCCCGGAGTATGTCACTGATTGATGCACATCCCAGAGCGAGCACAAGCTGGCCCGGATGGCATCGTCTAAAATCAGTGATATGTTCCGGGCTTTTTGTTTTATTTACAGTTTATTTACAGGAGGTAAATATTGTGGAACAAGTCTTGGGATTGGTAGAACAATTGATGGCCCTGGGCGGTTTTGCCGCGTTTGTGGCGATCCTGATCAATGTGTTGAAGACATTCGGTGTGGTCAAGGATGGTACATCCGGCACCTGGGCGGCTGGGCTGAACCTGGCTGGGCTAATCGCGCTATTTGCGCTGAACATTGTTGAGCCCGGCTTTGATGTGGGCGGTGTGGATGCCCATTTGGCACAAATTGCTCAAATTCTGACCCTTATCTTTAACTATATAATGCAAAACTGGGTCAGCAAAGGCACGCACCAGGTACTTTCCAGCGGCGGCGTACCCGTAATTGGGCGCTCTTACACGCAAAATACTGAGTAACTAACATGGATACAACCGCCATTATCATTGCGATATTCGGTGTCATTGGCGGCGGCGGGTTAGGTGCGGCTATTGTCAGCTGGCTGGCTAATCGCAAGAAGGTAAATGCGGATATCGCTGCCACGCTGATGGCTTCAGCCGAGGTGCGCATTCAAGCGTACGAAGAGCGCACCATCAAGCTGGAAAATAAACTGCATCAGCTGGAATGTGAGATTTCAAATCTTCGGGACGATAAAGCGGAGAGGGAAACTGTGATCGAAACACTGAGGCGAGAAAACGAAGGCTTGAAAGTCAAGATTGAGTCTCTTGAAAAAGAGAGCAAACACAAAGACCAAGTGATCCAGGCGCTGACAGCGCGTGTGAGTGACCTCGAAAAGCAGCTGAAGTCGTTCAAAAGCAAAGGCGATGATGAATGAGCAGGTCGGGCCTCAGAATAATCTGCAACAGATTATAACAATTCTGGCCAAGATTAGCGCCTTGAACATCAGGATGAATGCAATCGATGACCGTGTGAAAGTGCTTGAGCACTGTACACAAAGTCATGAGGGCCGATTGGAGGACCTTGAAGGCTGGAAGGATAAACTCGATGACAAGCTGGAGGATCAGTCATAGATCTTCCTTTTTCCCGCAATTCAACGGTGGGGGGCGGTGAGTTTTTCTCCTTTTCTCACTAATGGATGCCCCCCACCAATGATGAGCTTAATCAATGATGAGTTTAATGATTTCTATTGGGCGCTAACTATTGGGCACTAATCCGGAAATAAACCAGTGACAGAACCGACAAAAACAGGACAATATCAGAGAATCTCAGAAGTTTTCAAGCAGTTGAGCCGGAATCAACTGCGCTTTGTGGTTGCTATGCAAGATCATAAAACGAAAACGGATGCGGCCAAAGCGCTGAGGATCCCGGTTAGAACGGTCTATAACTGGCCCCATTATGTTGACGAGGCAATTGAATATGTTCAACGGGACATAGCCAATTCGGCCATTGCCATGCGCAAGCAGGCATTGGTCAAGGCCATGGCGGTCAAGATCAATGCCCTGGAGAGCAAAGATGAGCGGGTCCAGCAGGCGGCCGCCTCAGAGATCATCGAGGCCGAGCTGGCCAAGATCGAAGCCGGCCTGGGGGATGAGTTGGAGAGCCTCTTTCGATTGCCGGCCGATACAATCTCAGGATCCTTTTTTGATGCGTATCGGGATATCCAGGCCCATAAGCATACTGAGTATGTCTTTAAGGGCGGTCGTGGGTCAACAAAGTCCAGCTTTGTTTCCGAGGTGATCATCGAACTGCTGATTAATAATTCGGACTGGCATGTGTTGGTAACGCGTCAGGTGGCCAATACGCTGCGGGATAGTGTTTACTCCCAGCTGGTGTGGGCGATCAACTACCTGGGGTTATCGGACCGCTTTAAGTGCACCACCAGCCCGCTGGAGATCACATACATCCCCACGGATCAGAAGATTTATTTCAGGGGCGGCGATGACCCGCTGAAGATCAAATCGATCAAGCCACGGTTTGGGTACATCAATATCTTATGGTTTGAAGAGCTGGATCAGTTTCGAGGCGCTGCGGAGGTGCGGTCAATTGTACAGTCTGCGCTGCGGGGCGGTGACCAGGCTTATATCTTCAAGAGCTACAACCCGCCACGGAGCCGGAGCAATTGGGTCAATAAACAGCTCGAGATTCCCAAGGATAACCGGTATATACACGAGAGCGATTACCGATCGGTGCCCGCGGAGTGGCTGGGACAGGCGTTTATTGACGAGGCAATGTTCCTCAAAGACGTCAATCCGCCGGCTTATGAGCATGAATATCTGGGCATTGCCACGGCCGTGGGCGGGTTAGTATTTGAAAATGTGGAGATCAGGGAGATCACCGATGATGAGATTGCGGAGTTTGACCGGATCACTGACGGATTGGACTTCGGCTACTATCCAGACCCGGCGCACTGGAACCGGATGCATTATGATGCAGCCCGATTGACGCTGTATATTTATGACGAGTACCGCGGTTGGAAGCACAGCAATCAACAGCTGTATGACATGCTGACAGGTCATAAGGGCGTCTTGCCCAACGACGCGATCATTGCAGACAGTGCTGAGCCGAAGTCGATTGCCGATTTGCGCACATGGGGGCTGGCGATCCGCGGCGCAGAAAAGGGGCCCGGATCAGTAGATTACAGTATGAAGTGGCTGCAATCGCTGAGAAAGATCGTGATTGACAACCGGCGCTGTCCTCATACGGCAGATGAATTCCTCAATTACGAGTATGAACAGACCAAAGATGGCGAGTACATTTCGTCCTATCCGGATCGGGATGATCATGCGATTGCGGCCGTGCGCTATGGAACGAACCTGATTTGGAGACGGCGAGGGCAGTGATGTTCCAGAAAATACTGAGTTATATCAGAGATTGGATCAGAAAAATGATCGGAAAACAAAACATTAAACAGGCACTTAACATTGATCTGGCGATCAGTGGGAATATGGCAAATGCACTGGAAACCTGGTCCCGTATGTATGCGAATGACGCGGAATGGATCAACCAGGATGTGCGCTCGATGGGGTTGGCTGCAGCCATTGCCAACGATCTCGCTCGGGCCACAACCATTGAAATGGAGGTTGAATTCAGCGGGTCCGCACGGGCCAAGTATCTGGAGGATGAATTTGCCCGGGTGATGGCGAGGCTGCGCCACCAGGTGGAGTTTGGCTGCGCAAAGGGCGGTCTGATTTTCAAGCCCTACATCGATGGAGATCGGATTGCGATCGATTTCGTGCAGGCGGATCAGTTCTTTCCAGTGGCACTCGATGTGGATGGGGATATATCGTCAATTGTGTTTGTAGACCAGCGGCGCAAAGGCGATGTGTGGTATACCAGGCTGGAGTATCACAGCATGACCGATCAAGGCTGCCAGATTGTCAATCAGGCCTATCGCAGCAGCAACCAGGATACGCTGGGCCAGAAGGTGCCGCTGGCCAGTGTGGACGAGTGGGCAACGATTGAGGAAGAGGCGCTGATTACTGGCATTGAACGGCCGCTGTTTGCCTATTTCAGGTATCCGCAAGCGAATAACATCGATCCGGACAGCCCGTTGGGGGTATCGTGTTACTCTCGAGCGGTTGACCTGATTGAACAGGCCGACAGGCAGTGGTCCAGGCTGTTGTGGGAATTTGAAGCCGGTGAAATGGCAATCTTTGTTGATGATTTGGCGTTTGGCAGAACCAGCGATGGCAAAGTTAAGTTGCCACACAAGCGTCTGTACCGCTCGCTGGATATGGGCGGGGCAGCGGACGATCTGTTCAAAGAATGGGCACCCAGCCTGCGAGAGCAAAATATACTGAGTGGTCTGGATGCCATTCTAAAGCGGATCGAATACACCTGTGGGCTGGCTTATGGTACCTTGAGTGATCCAAACACGGTGGATAAAACAGCTACGGAGATCAAGATCAGCAAACAGCGGACTTATGCCACGATTGTTGACACACAGAAAGCGCTTGAGGCGGCATTAGAACAATTGATCTGGTGTATGGATGTATGGGCAACGATCGGGAGCCTGGCACCGGCCGGCGCTTACCAGGTGGCGTTTCAGTTCGATGACAGTGTGGTGGTTGACAAAGATACTCAGTTTCAGCAGGATCTGAGATTGGTTGGACAGGGACTGATGAGTAAATTGGAATTTCGGCAGAGAAATTTTGGTGAGAGTGAAGAGATGGCGCGCAAGGCACTGGCTGAAGTGGACGCTGAGCGACAACCAATGATGATACCGGAGGTGGAATGATGGGAGATGACATGAAGATTGAAGGCAAAGGAATATACATCTGGCAATTGAGCCGCTGCGATGGCGGCGACATGGCGAAGGTCGTGTCACGCCTGAAAGCGGCTGGTATGACGCACGTTATGCCAAAGATTGCGGACGGCGTGTATACGGACACAAACGGCAACTGGGCGTACCTGCCCGCCCTGGTGGACATGTGTCACAAAGCAGGCATCCAGGTAATCGGCTGGCAGTATGTGTATGGGGCCAAACCGACTGGAGAAGCGGATCGGGCGATCACTGAGTTGCGCAAACTGCCCTTTGACGGGTTTGTGATCAACGCAGAACATCAGTACCGCGACCTGGCGAACAATGCCCAGGCGGCCAAGACCTATTGCCAGAGACTGCGGGCGGTTTTCCCTGACCTGCTACTGGGTCTGTCCACCTACCGCTTTCCACACTACCATCCGCGTTTTCCCTTCAACGCTTTTCTGGAATATTGCGATGTGAACATGCCCCAGGTCTACTGGATGCAGGCCAACGGCACGGTGCCAAGGCAGTTGGCCGACACCATCAAGGCGTATGAGGGGTATATCCAGCGGCCCATGATCCCTACCGGGGCTGCCTTTGCAGAACACGGCTGGACGGCAATACCAAGTGACCAGAAGGTGTTCGTGAACGAGGTCAAAAAGCACGGGCTTACGGGTTGTAACTGGTGGGAGTATTATGAGGCGTTCAATCGGACAACTGCGCTGGGGCAGGCCATCGCCGAGGCGCGCTGGGACATATCAGAACAGGAGGATGATGAGGTGTTATATCAGGTAAAAGTTATTGTCACGGCCTTGAACGTGAGAACTGGGCCGGGTGTGAGTTACCCAACGGCTGGCCCACCGATGCCCAAGGGCACGGTTGTTAATGTGTATGAGGAGCGGGCTGGCTGGCTGCGGATCGGCACAGGCCGTTGGTGTTCGGGACACAGCGCGTATGTGGAGAGGATCACACCGCCAGCACCGCTGACGCTTGAAGAACGGGTTGAGCGGTTAGAAAAGGCGGTGTTCAAGTGAGCGGCATCTACAGGATGAACCGCACCAATGCCAGCGTCTACAAGATTATCCCGGATGCGCTGATTAACATTGCTGCAAGTGGAGGGGGTGGGGCAACTCCTCAGCAGGTGTGGGAGTATGCCACGCGCACGCTGACCCAATCCGCAACGGAGGTGGTGGCAGCGGTGACGGGGTCCAGCATCACGCAGGTAAGGGGTAACACGTGGAATTTCACGTTGCCTAACATCTCGTTAGGTGGGGACAAGATCCAGTTTGTCTTAAAGAGATCAACCGGATCCAGCGATGACAACGCAATCCTGTTTATCGACAGTGATAATGACCTGATCAGGATCAATGGACGAGAGCCAGCGGAAGGCGAGCTGGCAACCCTGATCTATGACAGTCAAGCCGAAACATTGACAATTTATGTGGAGGCGCCGGTTACTGCACAACTTCTGAGTGAGACCATCGTGTATGGCATCCAATCGATTGATACCACAACGGGAGAGGTGCGCGAGCCCTACGGCGACACGTTTGTCATCATCCCTGATGCGGTGCGAGCGACAGAGTAGACGGTGTAGAGTAGGATAATACTGAGTATGCTGACGGCTGACCAGCTGGACGTGCTACCCGATCCGATCCTGGATTTGTTTGAGCGACTGCACCTCTCAATATTGCGCGATATTGCCCGGCGCGTGGCTGGATTGGATTATCTGAGCGCGGCCTGGCAAGTGCAGCGGATGATCGAGGCAGGGTTGCTATATGAAGAAATCATCAGGCGGCTTTCTGATGCCACGGGGCAGTCAGAGCGAGTATTGCGAGAGATTTTCCAGTCGGCCGGCGTGCGAGCGATCCGTTTTGACGACCAAATCTACCGAGCAGCTGGACTGAAGCCGCTGCCGCTGAACCTTTCACCGCAAATGATGAATGCATTGACAGCCGGCCTGCGAAAGACCGGTGGATTGCTGTATAACCTGAGCATGACCACAGCGATCAGTGGCCAGGAGCTGTTTATCAATGCAACTGACCTAGCATATATGCAGATCTCAACCGGCGCGCTGGATTATGACACAGCGATCCGAGAGGCGGTGAAGGAAGCGGCCAGAAAAGGATTGGAGGTGATCTACTTCGAAAGTGGGCACCGCGACAAGATCGATGTCGCTACCAGGCGGGCGGTGCTGACGGGGGTTAACCAAACCGTAGGTGAGATGCAGATTGCCCGAGCCGACCAGGTGGGCAGCGACTTGGTCCAGACCACAGCGCACCTGGGTGCCCGCAACAAGGGCGATGTGCCGGAAAATCATGAAATGTGGCAAGGGCGGGTATTTACCAGGGGCACTGACCCCGCGAATACTCAGTATCCAAATTTCTTTGAGGTGACAGGGTACGGTACCGGCCCTGGCCTGATGGGCTGGAACTGCCGACACAATTTTTATCCGTATTTCAAGGGGATTTCTGAAAATTATTACACGCCAGATATCTTGACGGAGTATGCCAATAAAACGGTGACATATAATGGCCAGGAGATGAGCTATTATGATGCTACTC